AGTCTTTGTTGTTGTAAATCTAATAAAACTTCAGAATCACTCATACCAAGGATATTTTTCTTAGCCCAAGTATGTGATACTGGAAGGATACCAATCTGAGATTGGTCAGATGTTGCATCTTTATATAATTGTACTTTTTCTTTCCATTGTTCAATTCTTAATAAATCAGATTGTGCCGATGGATTGGTTAACGACAATGAAAAATTATTTAATTCATCTTCTAAACCAAGAAGGTAAAGGTGAATTAATGCAATTTTATTTAATTCTTGAACTAAAGATTTTTGAATACGATTAATTGTTCTTGCGAAACGAATATCCATTAATGCTAAAGTTTTACCATCACCAACAACTTCCTCAAAACCTAAAAATGCTTTAGGAATACGAAGCGCTGCTAACATTTTCTTTTGGATATATTCGATATCGGCAATCTCACCTAAATTTTGAGCACCTGCCAATGTTTCGATTGGACTAGTTTGTGCCGCATCACGAACAGGAATAAAGAAATCTTGGTCTACCGCCATTTGATTATATCTCATATCCACTTGTCCATTTCTCGAATCAACTACTTGGTCTCTTTTAAATTTATTTGCGACACGTTGTACATAAGCTTCAATATCTTTATCGTCCATGTTACCAACAAATACTTTAAACACACGTCTTTCAGGAGCCCTTGTTGTTCTATAGATTAACATAGCATCCTCAGCTAAAAGTAATTGTTTCCAAATCCTTCTAATCTTATCCAACATAGATGTGCCGTAAGGTAATTTTCTATCATCACCCAATAACCTAAAGTGAGCAATTTCCCAAGCTTGAAATTCAATGTCCTTAGTTTTCCAATTAAATCTTAATTCTCTTGATGGTAAAGTCATTGAACTTTGTTGACCCGGTGATTTTGCTTCCTTTCCTTCAAGTCTTTCAATCTCAACATTTGGTAACTGTTGACAACCAACAATGCCTTTTTCTGGGTCTATTTTTAAATACACAAAATCGTCTCCATACTTACACATACCTCTCGTCCACATCTGTAGATTGGTATTCAAGTCTAATCTATTTTTAAATAAATCTTCTAAAATTTCTTTAATTCTTGTTGATTCTGAAAATATAGTAATAAGTTCACCTTTTTCGGATAGTGTTGTTGATTCTTCAGCGTAAATGTCAAGTGCTGCCGATATCTCAGGAGTAAATTCCATACTTTCGTAATCATAATATGCTGACATTCTGGTTGGTTCATAATAAACCGATTGGTTATATAGAGATTGGTCTAATTTAGTCCATTTATCTGCGATATAATTTGACTGTTGTGCTTGTAATAAACTTTTTTCGTATTCTTCTCTACTACTTGTTTTTAATATTTCGTCTTTGTTGAAATTATAAGACGGAGCGTCTTCAGGTTTCACCTTATTTGGATAACCAAACATTTGTGTGAGTCTCTGAAATACTGTTTTATTATCTGTTGTGGCCATGTATATAAATAGTTTTGATTTAGAATATAAGTATTTTAATTATCATAATAAAGGATTATCGTTTTTTACCAAACAACCATGAATATTCTTTATATTGTTCCTTAGATGCACTACCTTGTTGTGGAAATGCTGGATGATTATCCATACCCATAGAACCAATTTGGTCAAATGCCGTACCATAAGAATAAAAAGACTTATTTGGTTCATACGTTCTTTCGGTAACTGTCCACGATTCCAACATCGCTTTATTTGATGCTTCACTTCTTTGTAATTGATTAAAACACATATCTCCAGCATAAAGTGCCATAGATAAACTCATTATTGAGTCATCATGAGCTCCCTTCATGTGGTCAGGTCTACCATTCATGTAAACAAAGGTGTTCAATTCATTTAATAAACGACTTGACCTAACTAAGAAACCTTTTCTAAGTTGTTCTTCAAATGCTGCAACAATTTGTGTTCTTTTATTGTTAAAATTCAATCCCGGAATTTTCTCCATGGCTTTTGAATTGTATTCCCATATATTTTTAGTGTTAACCCCATCAATATAAAGATTCTTGTAATTTAATTCTTGTAATTTCCTTGATGTTGCGACACCCATACCTCCGGTGATATCAATTACAATGAAGGCATCATATAATACACCCCATTTATATGCAACTGACGCTAAATCATCGGGTGGTATTTTACCGATATATTCGGCGACCTGTTCTCTATCATCAAAATCAACTATATTAATTGAAGAAAAGTCCTCACTATCTCCCCTACTTACGTCCACACCCATAATATATCTGTGACCTTGAATAGGTTCTTTCCAATGCCAAAATGTACCTTGCATGTATTTTTCCTTTGGCACACGAATCATGTTTTTAGCAATATTCTCCTGTACTTCTCCGGGAATAACACCATCTCCTGAACCTAAAAAATCACAATTGTGGGATAATATATCATTAGAATAAAATACGTGGTCAACACCAGAATTAACGATATCGAAAACGTCTGTTTCGTAATGAAACTTTTTTATTTTAGATACTGTTAGAAATCCATCATGTGATTTTATTTTTTGACCTTTAGTAATATTAGATAAAATAATTGGATTACCATCGTAATCAAAAATTTGGTGGTTATATGACCCCCTCAAGGACACCTCATTATCAAAAAACACTTCAAGTGTTTTCTTTTTTAATTTTTGCATCCCATCAAAATGTTCAAAACCGTTTGGTGTTAATATATCATATTTGGTGTTAATTTTCATTTTTTAAAAATTTTATACATTTATTAATAAGTTCATCTATGTCCTTATTAATATCGTTTTCATTAATTATTAATAATTCATATCCTAAATTTTCATATGTTGAGTTTCTTTTAGTGTCCTTTTCAGTTGAATCACGATGCCAATAAACCCCATCAAATTCTATTATTTTATTTCCACATTTAAAATCTATAAAATAAAAATTAGTTTTATTATTTATATAGTATTCGTGATTCAACTCTTTAAAATAACATTTTTTACGTTCAATAATAGGTAAACCCCTATAAATCCCCCAAAATATTTTTTGTGATACTTTTGAACACCCGTTATTGTTATATAACCTATGTGCGTTATTACAAATAAACTTTTCATACTCTTCCAACCAATTCGATGGGTATTTTTCCTTAAACCATCCTTTTTGTGGGTATTTGTTATTATTGTTAACGTGGAAACAACCAAAACATAAACTATTATAATCTAATAATTGGTAATTAAAAGTTGTGAAATTTATCCCACATTTTTTACATTTTATATTTTCTTTGTCTCCATTATGTTTTGCGAGAACTAAAATTCTTGTTGAAAATTTATTATTATTTTTATTAAACAAATCCATAAATTTGGTATGTTTAAAAATTGAACTATAAAGTTTTGGATTCTCTTTTAATAATGTTCTATTTTTAGCCTTTCCCAAAAATTTCATATAATAATCGTCCTCTAAGAGAATTTTAATTGTTTCTTTTTTTGTGAAATAATCATCGGATAAGTTAATTTTACTTTTTTCCCATCCTCGTTTCCTATAATCACCAGTCCTATCAACGAAGGTGTCTTTTTTTCCATCAAAAGTCAACCATTGGTTATTTGATTTAATCTTATTAATATCCAAATCATACTCAAATAAAAATTTCACTCTAGCTCTTAAACGACGATTCACAACGTAACTTTCTTCAATATCTTTCGTTATCATCATAATCTCATTTAATAAGTTAGGATACTTTTGTGTAAAATACTGACCTATCTTTTTATTTTCTATATACCCCGTTTTTTTTATTAATTCTTTTAATGTTTTAATATCCATGTTTATAAATAGATTAAAAAATAAGTAAAATCACAGAGGAGTTTTTATTTTTACAATTTATTATATAAATCACCTATTTTTATTTTTTCCATCTTACCGGTTGTTTTATCTCTAATTGTTACAATTGTGGAAAAATCTAAACACTCTAATTCTTGTGCAATTTTTCTTCTATCGTATTTGAATTTTTTAGACATGGATTCAAACCATGACGAATAGGGTTTATAACCTAATTCGTGTAAATCTTCGTATTTTTCAATATCAAAGTCATAAAGAACAACATCATCATCGATATACTGTTCTCTATTTAACATGTAATGAACGATATCACTACACTTAACCCATTTTAGGTCTTTAGTATAACGAGGGTCTTTAAACCATCTTAAATCTGTTATATGAAAATCATTTATACCTCGAATTGCTTGGTCATATACACCATAGTAAATTGGGTCATAACCGTTAGGTGTTGAGATAAGAATAATCTTACCACCCGTTGATAAGGATGCCATGGATGCCGCCCAAAAATCATCACCGGCTTCAATGTATGCGGCCTCGTCAAATACTAAAATAGTTGGAGTGTAACCACGTAACGCATCCGCAGATGTTGCAACGGCTTTAACCTCACATCCATTATTTAATCTAAATCTACTTTCTGAGTTTTTATCAGGAGAGAACCCAACGTTAATCCATGATGGCCATTGGTCTAAGAAATTTCTAACTTTGTTAGCCATCTCAATTGCCGTATCTCTTTTGTTTGCGATAATAAGAACCCTTTCTGGATTTTCAGGTTTTGCTAATTGTAATATTTTAGAAATCCAGGCTGCGGTTACTGTTGTTACACCGGCCTGTCTATATTTTCTTGTGATATTCTCATTGTAATTCTCATAGTCTTCTAGCAGTTGAATTTGGTCAGGAAACAATTCCAATGGAACATATTTTTTTTGTGTATTATCGAAAGTCTGTAGATATGTTCTTAAAGCATATGGGGTATCTTTCATGATACGAGCATACTCTTTAAGTTGTTCTATTTTTGTGTTCATATATATAAATACAAAAAAAGGGGGTAAAAACCCCCTTTGTTATTTATTCGTTTATAATTTATTCATCATCATCATCATCCGATAATCGGATACCTAAACCACCTAAAAAGTCATCTAAATCATCATCATCTGTATCATCGGTAACATCATCTAAATCTTCATTAAATGCGGAAATCGCATTTTGATAATCTTGGTCTCTAAACATCTGGTCAATTCCTGACATTAATTCATTCATTAATCTTTTACCATTTGCAGAACCCGAAATAACTTCTTTCATGAATACTAAAAACTGTTTTGCCGGTAATTTGAATATCTCAACTAATAAGTAATTTTGTAATTCAGCCTTATTCTCGTCTGTTAAAATTTCTTCAGGAAATTGACTTCTTATTCTATCCCATATTGCTGGTCCTAATCTTAAATCCCATACTTCTTTTTCTAAAGTATCTTCAGAACTCTGAACTTCATCCCAATTCTCAGATTCGTTACCCTCCTCGTCCGTTGGTCTTCCTTGAATTGCGAATAATTCAAGTGTTCCTTTAATTAATTCATGAACCAATATTGGAAAATTAATAGCTCTTGCTACAATTGTTGGGGGATTAGTATTTCTATCAACTTCTTCTTTACCTCCAACAGAACCTCCTCCACCGGCACCACCCATCATCATTTTCATTTGTTCGTCACTTAATTGCCAATAAAGGGTATCATTGATTGACATTAATATACCATATTGGTTAATTAAATCCTCTGAACCGGTTATTTCTTCTATTTTATCTGCAACATAATGATACATATAGTGACCTTTTTTTGATGCACCTTGTATCATGTTATTAATTAATCTTCTTTTAGCTTTTTCCAAATCAATTTTTTCCAAATCATCCATCAAATCTGTTTCAATATCAACAGGCTCGATATTTTGTTGTTGCTCCATTTCCCTATTGAAATCGTCAGTTCTAATTTCACCCATACCAACAATTTTAGCATTAAATTGTAACGCACCTTCAGGGATACCCATTTCTTTCATTACCAATTCAATCGCTAATTGTTCTAATTGTTCTCTATGTGCTCTTTCAGTTTGGATTATTTGATTATGAGCAGTCATCATCATTTGAGCTAACGGCATAATATTAGAACCCCCCATTATTGGTGTATTAATACCAGTATATCCCCTAACTCTTGCAATTACTTGTTTATATCTTTCAGATGCTAATAATTCTTGAAAATTATTATTTGGTTGTTGAGCTCCCGGTAAAGGTATTTTTTTAAGTGGAGTATCACCTTGTGATAACTTATTTTGTACCCCTTGGTCGGGTCTATCTGGTGTGTCAAAACTCATTGCCATCTCTTCAATATTTTCTTTGAGTAAAGATAGTAAATTTTTTTTAGTAAATTCCATTTTAACTTATCTATTTTTCTTTTCCGCTAATGCTTTAGGTTTTGGATTTGTTCCTGGACCTGGTTGGTAAGGGTTTTTAGGTTTATTTGGTTTTTCTTTTGGTGGTGCACCAGGTAAAACTTTTGGTTGACTTGGAGATGGTGCAGTTGATGGTTGATTACCAACAATCGAATCATAAGTCATAAACTCAGGAACACCGTTGTGACCAATCTTAGCCTTTCTTGGCATTGGATTTGATGTTTCCATTACCTTTTCATTAATAATACCCATAATATCTTTTTTAGATGTGAATTTTGTAAATTTATTTTCCGCCAAAGATAACACCCATTCTTTTATTTCCGTATTTTCTTTTTTT